TTGAGTGGCAGGTGCAGACTCGCGCTTACAATTTCGAACTTCCGTTTGGATTGAAGAAGCTCGATTCGGGCGACATTTTCATCGACTCGCTAAGCGGTTCGGCGGCGTTCTATGTCCAATATCGTCCCGACCAATATCCCGGCTGGATTGAATGGGCTGACTGGACTGAGTGCGCAATTGTCGATCAGTGTCTGACTGGGCTGTGTCCTCTGACAAACTTTCAGCCGCAATACCGTCCGAAGATGCGGCTTCCAACCCCTGGCGACATCGCGTGTAACGAGTCCATCAGTACACCGGCTCGAAACTTGTACGAGGTTCAGCTTAGCATTGCCGTTTCGGGCTATTGCAGAATCAAGAGCATCCGCGTTCACGCTTACGACGTTCAGGAATCTCCTGTTGGAGAATGTCGGACATATCAGGGATGCAAAGTTCTTGGAGGCTGCGACATAGATCCTTTCACCTACACATCGGAATAGCATGCCAAACTTAACCCTCATCACGCTTACCGCTCCAAACCTTCCGTTGACGTACTGCCCGTCCAACTACCAGCAGTTGGCCAACGACATCATCAGCGGCACTCAGGCGACGTTCAACAGCGCGATTGGAAACTCGTTTTTCAACTTTGGTTCTACGACTCCTGCGCTGAACAATCAGGTTTATCCGTGGTTGGATGAGAATGGGGATTGGTGGGTGTTCAACGGCGGATATTGGGCGCGCCAAAATCCGGTTGCGGCTGGAAGTTCTGAGCGTCGTATTTTTGTTGGAACAAGCACTGATGTGCTGTCGTACGATGGCGGAGATGGAACTGTTTACTCTGGCAATCCTTACGCCGGTTCGATGTGGCAACTTGACAACGCGTTTGACGCTCGATTTCCGGTCGGTGTTGGGGCTTTTGCCGCAAGCGGCGCTGTTTCTGTTCAAGGAACTACCACCACAACTTCTGTTGTCGGCGAGGACAAGCACACGCTGACAGTTCCTGAGATGCCTGCCCACGCTCACAACTTCTTCCCGCTTGTAACTGCGGATGCAAATAACGGCGGAGCAAATGGTGTTCAGTATGGAACTACAGCGAATGTAGCCACCTCATCCACTGGAGGTGATGCGGCCCATAACAACCTGCCGCCGTTTTACGGTGTTTACTTTATCAAGCGAACTGGCCGAGTCTATTACACCAAATGAAGCTAATCGTTCAGGACATTCGCTCCACAATCGCCCGTGTCATCGGAGTATGTGTCGATGATGCGCGCGTTTATGATTACATCAATCAAGCGTGTCGAAGGCTTCTACACAAGGGTCTGTGGGCTGGATCGTACGGTCGATTCACGGTTACGACCGTTGATGGGTGTATTACTTGGCCGCGAGCGATTGAAACCATTGAGGCTGTCGCCGACTGCTGCGGAACCGGATCGGTAAGAAACCAATGGTATGAATTTCAAGAAACTGGATTTGGACTTCTTGGAAAATGCAACCCGTGCGCCGGAAACCAGCTTGTTGATCGTGGCACTGTTGTTTCTTACCGTGATTTGTCTGGCGGCAATAACAGCTACATTCGAGTTTACCCTGGCGACGCTTCAGATGTCGGCAAAACAATCACGCTCCAAGGATACGACGCGAACGGTCAATGGATTCGCACTCAATCCGGTGGAACATGGATTGACGGCGAAAAGCTGACGCTTGCTCTCCCTTACGTTCAGTCTTCCAAGAAATTTACCGCACTGACTGGCGTCATCAGGGAGGCAACAAATACCGCATCGCGGCTTTACGAGTACAATCAGGCAGTTTTTGCCGAGATTGATCTGGCAGTTTACGACCCTGATGAAACTTTGCCGCAGTATCGTCGTAGCCTGTGGACTGGTCGAAACAGCGATTGCTGCACTCAGACCGTCACGGTTATTGGCAAGATGCGCCATATCAACGCGACGAGCGTCAATGACTACCTTATTCCTCCGTGCGCTGATGCCATCAAGCTGATGGTCATGGCCATTCGAAAGGAAGAAAACGATTTGATTCAGGAAGCAGTGGCCTACGAAGCCAAAGCGGTTCAAGCTGTGCAGGAGCAGACGATGCAGTATCTGGGCGACGCTGTCGCAACGATACGCATGGTCGGTGTAGGATTGAATGGCGGTGGATTCTCGCAATGGTTCTGAACCAAAAGGATAATTTATGGCAATAGGACTTGGAGCTGCAATTTTGGGTGGAGCGGGAATCTCCGCTGCCGGTAGTTTGCTCGGTGGGCTTTTCGGCGGACGCAAGCCAAAGGTGCCTGAGCTGAAGCCGATTGATTTTGCTGGAGAACAGCAAAAGGCGATTCAGCAGAATATCGCATCGCTTGAGCCTGCAACTGAGTTGGCCACCAAGACGACCGCCGCTGAGCAGTCTCAGCTTGAGGCGCAGCTTCGTCGCGCGATTCCAGGCTATGACCAGTTGATTCAGCAGGCTGGCAAGAACATTGGGTCGGCCTTGCGAGGCGAAATCTCACCAGAGGTTTCTGCTCAGGTTCAACGCTCTGCCGCTGGACGAGCTTTGTCTGGAGGATTTGGCGGCGCATCTGGATTCGGTCGTGCGCTAACCGCTCGCGACTTGGGGTTGACTGGGATGCAGCTTCAGAATCAGGGTCTGGCTCAAGCTCAGAGTTTCATTCAGCAGCAGCGGTCTGTTGGAATGGTTCAGCCATTCTCGGTGAGTAGCATGTTTATCACTCCGTCTCAGCGGATTGGATTTATGCAGCAACAGCAACAGCTTCAGTATGGACGCGATTTGCAAGCCGCTCAGGCCGCTGCTTCCGCTTCTCCGATGCAGCAAGCGTTGCAGAGTGCTGTCACTGGATTTGGTGGTCAGGTTGGCGGTGCGCTGTCGCAATATGGAATTTCGAGTGCGTTGATGTCTCAACTGCCAGGAGGATATCGACCGCCATCGTCTTACAATCCCCAGAACGATCCTGAGCTTTATTCTTTCCCGAGAACAAATACCTCTGAAATAGGGCCGCAATCTACCAGCCTATTCCCTGAATACAGCTCGTCCAATTTCGGACTCTAAATCTTATGGCCGACCAATCTCTTCAAGCGTTTCAGCTAGGCGCATCGCTGTTCGACCGCGCGCAGACGCAGCAGCGGATGATGGAGCAGTTGCAGATGCAGACGGCTGAATCGTTGCTCCAGCAGCAGGGCATGGCGCTTCAGAACAAGATTCGAGACATGACTCTTGCTGATGCGATTGGCGAACAAAAAGCTCAGGTTGATGAGTTCAACGCATTTTCAGAACTCAGCAAGCAGGTCGGAGACTATCTCGACAACCCTAGCGCAAAAGCGAAGTTTCCAGTCATCCCCGCCTTTAAGTCTAAACAATACCGACTTGAGGCGGACAAGATGCTCAACAATCTGGAGAAGTATTCTGCTCGCGCTGAACTCCTGAAAGCCAGAGACAGGGCAGAAGCTACCTCCAACACACTGAGGGCATCGACGATAAACAAGGCAATCGATGCCGGAGCGTGGATAGGATTCAATCAAGACGGAAGTCCTAACATCGACGTTCAGAAAATGAACGCCTATTATGAAAAAATAGGCTCCTCAAAGATTGGACAATCAGAAGCTAAGACTGCCTCTCTTCTTGGCAACCTTGATATTTCAAGAGATAAATTGAGAATTGCTGCGTCCAATCTTGATAGGCTAACGAGGGAAGGTGCATCTAAGATCGACATCGACAAAGCAAGGCTTGAGTTTGATCAAGCTCTTAAAACAGAGGAAGCGTTGCTTAAGGAAAAGAGGTATCAGCTTGATGTTGAAACCAAGGGTAGACAGCTTGATATCAATCAGCAAAAGGCCGACACCGCAAAAACCAAAGCAGAGTCTGGAGGCAAACTACCCGCTCCGACTAAGCTCGATCTGGACGAACTTGAGTTTTCCGAGGCTGTTCTTAACGGTATTAAGCCGCTTGAGCCTTATCTCAGCCAGGACATTTTCGGTCCAGCATTCAACATCAAGGTGAAAGCCGGTGAAGTGTTTGGCGGTTCACTGCCCGAGAAAACCGTAAATCAGTTTTACGAAAATATGCGAACTGGCGCGTTGTTCAAACGCGGCGGTAAAGCGTTGACCAAAACTGAAGTTGATCGAGTTACGTCTTCAATCGGAAAGCCGACAGACGTTGGTTTCTCTGACCGTATCGATACGTTCAAAGAAATCACCGCTCGCTCAATCAAAGACCGTGTTGAGAAGCTGAGGATGCAGGGAATCACTTCCAACCCGCAATACGGAGCTTACGTCAACGAACTTGAACGTAGGGCGGATGAGATTTTAGGTGTTGAGACGGCCCCTCAACAACAGTCTGAAATTCGGTCGTTTAACTCAATCCAAGAAGCTCAGTCGGCAAATCTTCCAGTTGGAACCAGAATCTCAGTCGGTGGAAGACCCGCAACCATCAAGTAAACACGAACATGGCTGAAATTGTTTTTGACGACGAGGTTCAGGCAACTCAGCAGCAACCTGTCGCATTGTCTACGCCGCAAACTCCTCCGATGCGGAAACCTGAAGTTGTTTTTGAAGACGCAGGTTCACCGGCAGCACTAAATCAAGCTGTTCAGCAGTCCGCAAAAGTCGGCCAGCAACGATTTCAGTCTCAAGATCCGATTGTTCAGCAGGCTGATTTTTACCTTGGTCCTGACAGTGCGCGTAAGTTTCAGAAGTTTGTTTCTGGCAATTACGAGCCGCTGCCTGACGAGGATTTCACGGACAAAGAAAGACAGTTCTTGGCCGACTTTGAGGGCAAGAGGGCAAGAAAAGTGGCTGCAAACACCGTCAGATACGGTGGGCCTTTAGCCCTTGGTTTTGTTCCTGGTGGACAAACTGTTGCTGGAGAGGTGCTTGGCAACATTGGTTTGGAGCTAACTTCTCAGTTGTTGGAACCTGAGAAAATGCGGCCTTTCCAGATTGCTGCATCCGGCGTTCCTACTCCAAGCATCGCAAAACCGGGGACTGGAACAGGCGTTCGCCGTTTGTTGACGAGCGAAACTGGAGTTCCGCAGCAAGCAACTTTTGGCGCACAAGTTAGGAAAGAAGCCGCCGC